GATTGTTATGAAAACGATGAAAGGCTGTGTATCGAAGATACGCGTGTTGAAGATGAGCAAGACCCCTTTGGTTCGTTTCTCGCTAAATAATGTAAACTGCTTGATTGCTACACATAGTTTGAACTTCTTGGCCGATGTTGATGAGAACATGCAGGTTGTGGTGGCTGGTGAGTATAACCAGCGGAAACAGTTTGTTGTGAAAAAATATAGTGTTCTTGGCAAAACGAAGATCATGATTGAATTCGAAGCAATGAAAAAGGCCCCCTACTCCAAAGAGTAAGGGGTATTTGTTTATACTACTGCTGAGTATCTACGGTTTCCAGAAGCACCAATCCAACTTAACCATACGTATCCACTGGCAACTACTTTAGAATCATAGTTAACTGTTTGACCGGCAGACCACATCCCAACATTCGCTGAAGAAGTAGATGCGCTAGCACGAATAATAGTGTTGACAGTAAATTTGTAACTTCCTTTATTCGGCAAATTCGCACCTTTCAATGATGTACCACTATTCGAATTGCTTGAACTACCGCTGGATGCAGATTCTAGGTCTTGCCCCAGTACCCAAGAGTTTATACCTTCTAACAGAAAAGCGTATTTAGATCGTGATTGATTCACTTCTTTAACTTGCTTCACTTTGTAAGTCGAGCCTTTTACAAAGCTAGCGATTGACTGTCCTGTCTGATAATGAGTAGCACTAGTCTTCACTTTAACAGATGAACCAACAGCGTATTTGGTTGTCACGGTGGAAGTTGACGATCCAGAATTATTATTCGATGTGCTGTCTCCGTTGTAATATTTTTTGATTTGATCCACGAAATATTGTTTGATAGCTGCTACACCTTTTCCATGCAAATCCCACGCTCTGTGAGGACACGATGTAGAACTCAGTTCACGATGTAACGGAAAAACAGCTGAAGCAGGATTCAAACCATACTTCTTACATAAATCGGCAGCTAACTTAAATGCTTTTTGTTCATTCGCAAGATACGTGGATTCATTCCCCATGGATTGACATACTTCAATCCCCAAGTAATTAGCATTACCTTTACTGTTGCCTGTATGCCACGCCTTGTTGCTGTCCTTCTCAGCTTGGTATGTTCCATCGCTAGCAACGTAGTAATGAGCAAACCCTAAAGAAGGCGTATGACTTTCTAGCCAGTTTTTATAAAATGCTGCAGTTGCACCTTGGCTTCCGGCATCATTATGCAAAACGATTGCTGTCGGGTTTGATCCACGAGCACCTGCAATTCCTGAATAACTTACTACCATTTATTCCACCTCCACTAATTTGTGATTTGGCAATGACAACATATGACCTTCTAATTCAATCTTGGTAAAGATTTCGTTTGATCTTAAAACTTTGTATTTTCCTGTTAAGTAAAAGAAATCCCCAACTTGAAAACCGTCAAATTCTTTAGAAAGTCCATCCGATGTAACCTCTTTAAAACCATTTTCTTCGTATCGATCGACTGTCTCTGTTTCTCCTTTTTCGAATGGATCTAACTGGACATATTCTTCTCCAACTTCTTTTACTTGTAACTTTCCGAGTACAGTTACATAAGAACCTTCTTTAAACATTGTTCTTCCTCCTTTAGATATAGAAAAAGAGCGGCTTATTCAGCCACTCCTTGGTCAACGCCATCTTTCATCCCTTTTACCGCTGATTCGATTAATAGATTCAGCTCGTCTTCAGTGAACTTGATGCCATTCTTATTAAATAAGTCTACTAACTGAGCTTTTGCTTCTTGCAACTTAGCATCTCCATTTGCTTCTGCGTAAACTTGCTGAACTGCTGATACAACAATCGCCACATAGTTCTTCTTGCCTTCCAACTGAGCTAAGACACCTTTCTTCTTCAAATACTCTGAACCCTTTTGGCCAATAAATGCTGCCACCAAGCCAACCACAACAATCAATAAATTTAATAGTGCATCTTGTAATGCTTCCATCTAAATTCCACCTTTCAAAATAGTGTTCTCGTTTTTTAATGTTTCGTTTTCGCCTTCAAGTTCTTGGATCCGTTCATCTCGCTCTTCCACTTGCAACTCAAGAAACCCAATTTGTTCCTTGTACGCCGTCACTTGCTTCTCGTGTTCTTCCTTAAACTCCCTAAATTCCGATCTAACCGCTGCTAGTTCATCTTTGAACTCCTTAACTTGCAATCGATAGCCTTCAATAATGTTCCCCATGTTTTGGATATACAAAGCTTCTGCGTTGTTATCCCCTTCTGTTTTCACTTCTTCAACTTTGTTCTTCCCCTGCACTTTAGCCACTAATTTCGGACCGTATACCGCCGAAAGAAAAACGCCGATAATTGTCATGATTTGCGGAAATCCGCTGGTCCAAAATCTATCCATCTACTTCATCCTTTATAATTATTTCCTGTTGATGTGACTTCAGGATATTTGTGCTCATTAGCGCTATTGTGAAGCAATAAATCCACGATGGATTAGTACTGCCATCTATGAAAGTAACCAAGAAACAAGAACCTAACAGAAGCCAGAGAAACAGCAATACGAAGTACAGAGGGAGCTTGAGATACACATTATCAATTATCAATCCAAACACTTTCAAAGCACCGATGATGATAAACATCAAACCAAAATAACGACCACCAATAAATCCGAAGATATTATTGATAGCCGCATAAGCGTTTGAATATGAAAGAATGTTAGAATTGAAGAAGTGATAGAGCCCATAGCCGATTGAACCTAGAGAGAATGCGAAAGAGGTACTTCGTTTATTAATATAACCGAGTGTATGTCTAATTAATTTCCACATATGTCACCTGCTTTCCTAAAACTAAAAAACACTCTATTGAGCGTGCTGCCTTTTACGCCTAAACTAAATTTATTAAACTATACGCTGTTTTTTCTCCGAGAATCCTTGTTCCTACGTTATTTGGATGTGTTCCATCCACACCATCAAAGAATGCCTTGCGATTAAATTTATTAAATCCCAACTGATAGTAATCATCTTGACAAACAAGTTTATAATCTCTGGATATACTCTTACACAATTCGACATACTGTGTTAACAAAAGATTATGTGTATTAGTTTTAGTATCACTATCTTCTAGGAAATCCTCGTTTCCATCTAAGTAAAAACGATAGCCGGGTGTTTGGACCAAAATTCTTATTTGAGGATATTTTTCCAAAATTATTTCTAGCGATCTACGTAGGCTTCCGCCATATGTTTGTGTGTCGTATTTATCATCGGTGTTATCTAGGAAGACATCTGCATTCCAATCGTTTGTACCGTACCTTATAGTAATGTAATCAACCTTCGTGAAATCGATTGTCTTTATTGAATCCAATCTGCTACCAAAATAGCTTGGATAGCCTTGAGACGTATCTGCAATGGCCGTATCTTGCGCTGACCAATCTCCACTAACAATAGCTTCTGCAAGTCCTATCATAGAAAAAGCTTCCCATGGGCGCGGGTATTTTCCATAAGCCATTCGGCATCCGCCAAAGCCACAGTTATAAACAGTGGCTCCTGTAATTTGCTTGACTATTGTTGAAATATCATTCGGCTCTGCTTTGTTTCCTAATATACTATCTCCAAATTGAACAATAGTATCACCTGCCAAAGGTTTATCTAAAGATACTTGTTTGATATCATCAGTAGTTAAGACTCTTTTGAACACTGTATCTTTAATCTCCGGTTTAGATAAAAGATCTAGAAACCTAAAATAGAAGTTGCCACCTCGATCAAAATACTCTTGAAGTTTGAAGTTGGCATTTGGGGAATAATCTCGTAAAAAACCAGCAGCTAAAGCTCCCTCTGGCTGATTAGTGGTAGTTGATACAAAATAGTCACCGTCTGTATCAATTACATTTGCATCCTTTGCAGATATCGCTTGTACATTCGATCTATATTTAATATCGCCATCAAATATAGTTGTCCATTCCGGGATAGGCGGATTGTTAATGTCAAATCTTCTCATCCATATTTTGGTAATCGTATTAGAAGTGTTGTAATATACCAAGGTTTGCAAGAACCATCGATCATTGACATTCTCATTTATTAAATGAGTGATTGCCCTGATTGTTGA